CCAGTAAGGGCTAGGGAAGTCTCATCAATAAGATCAGAAAATAATGTCACGATGCTATCTCCGCTGCTGCTTCGTTAATGCCTAAGCCTTTGGTTCCAGCTAAAGCGTTAAGGATGCCTTGTAGGTCAAGACCTAGATTGTTACCGCTATTGCGGCTTGCGTATAAGACATTTAATGCACCAGGAAGGGCTAAGCCTGTGGTACCAGCCCACTTGTTACCAGCGCCTTGAGCATCAAGGCTAGGTACGCCATTGACCAAGGTGCCTGCTAGACGGTTAAGATGATAGGTATAGGTTAAGCCATCCCTGAGTGCCATTATTTGCCTTTCTTAATAATTTCGCCAGTAATTCGATCCTTGCGTAATTTCTCAGTACCGTTCTTATTCAAGACAACAATGTTGCCATTTCGGATAATGGTCTTGTTCCAAGGAACTTTAACCAAGGACTTCTTCATTACTTAGATCCGCCAACGCCTTCGTACTCACCGTAAGGTGACTTAGTTGGCTTGCCTGTTAATGTTTCTGGAGTGCCGCCTTTGGCGGTTGTGTTACATCCACATTCTTTGCACATAGTTACTTGCCTTTCTTCTTGAGCATAGTCATGCCCTTTTTCAATTCTTTTGCTTTTTCTGCTTTTGGTTCTGCCTTTTCAGCAAGGGCATAAGCCTTCTTCTTCATTGCTGGTGAGACTTTCTTTGCTGCTGCCATTAGATTGCTCCAGTTTCTTTCATTACCTTAGCCGTGCGCTTGGTAATCTTTCTTGCGTCAGGCATTGTGCCTGCGTCAAAAGCAACGCCCAGTTTGTCACTGGCCGCCCTTGCTTCATTGATCTTTTTCATTGTGGTGCCAGCTGGTTGGATACCTTGCGCTCTAGCGTCACGATAGGCTGCTAGTTCGCCGTCCCACCTCTTTGTGGACATTGCTCGTCCTGCTGTGGCATCACCTGAGTTAATGCTGAGGTTTGCTGCCAATAGGCACTCAGCGTAATTTTCATGGTCTTGAGTGTCGCATCCGCTACGGCAGTTGCTCATTATTTCCCCTTAGTTACTCGCTTACAAAATTCCATGTTGCGTTTGATTCGTTCCTTCTCATCACCTTCTGGCACACCTTGCAACGCCGCTGATGTGAAAGTCTCTGCTATGTCGTAAAGTTTGAGGTTGTAAGCACTAACGCCTGCAAGGTCGTAAGCCTTCCAATCCCACACTGCTGCTTCGTAGCAGTAGTGATTTGAACGGGGAAGTTCAAAAATCTTTGTGGTTGCATCTAAACAACGCTGCCAGTCATTGCGTCTGTAGGCATCAATGGCTACGCCATACCAAGACTCACCTTGTTCAGGTAAAAGTTGTACGCCTTTGTCAAACCATTTTTGGGCATCTTGGCCAAGGAAGCGGGCTGCCTCACCCATCCAGCGGCAAGTAGCCGCTGCCTCTACATCCCAGCCGTCAAGTTCTAGGCGAGTCTTGCCAGCCTTGAGAACATCTTTCCAACGGTTATGGAAATAATACTCACGTGTCATGTAGGTCCACATGCGTGGATCAGTTGGGTTTTCTTTAACTGCCATCTCAAGCAGTTCTACATACTGACCGCGAGACTTCTCATTATCTGGTTGGTGTTTAATAACAGCATTTAGGATCTGGCAAGCCTTAGCTTCGCCTTCTCCGTACCAGAGTTGCACTTCATGGCAAGGGTATTTCCATACCCAACCAAATCTACTGTGAAGCCTATCTCGTTCCCACCTGCTGCCAGTATCCATACTGATCCAGCCATACTGGCAACCTTCAACCCAGTTGTTCTTAATCTTGCTAAAGAACTTAGGCTCTGGAACTTCGTCTAAATCTAGGATTACACATACATCTGCGTCTTCTGGAACCAGCGATAGAGCGACGTTACGAGCAACATCGAAACGCCAAGGACGAACGCGAATGTCATAAACATCCACGCCAGCTTTCCTAAGCGCTTCTTGTGTGCCATCTGTACTTCCTGTATCTGCTACTATTCGATAATCAGCGAACTTAGTTGCTTCTGCATACCGTTCAACGTGTTTGATTTCGTTGAGGGCAATTGAGTAAACGGCAATTTTCATACGCCTTGATTATAGCATATTTACTCTTGAGTAATTTCTATCGCTTGATCCAAATCAGTCTGCGCCGTCAGCTCATACTCGCCCTGCCCGCACACATTGCACTTAGTTACAACTTGAGCATCTTCTGGGTTGCGTACTTCAACATAATAATGACCGCAGCAAGGTGAGGTGTATTTGTATTTGATAGCCATTAGCACTCCTTAGTAGTAAAGATAAACAACGCCGTTGCCGCCTGAACCAGCAGTTCCAGTTCCAGTACCACCAGTTCCAACAATTACGGTATTTGAAATAAAAGTCCAACCTGCGGAATAACCACCTGCGCCACCGCCAGCGCTACCACCAGTTGTCTGTGTGCTTCCAGCACCACCACCGCCGATGATGATTGGGTTTTTCATTCTGTCTCCTCTGGATGGTCAATTACTTCGATGATGTTGTTATCTGGCTTTGTCTCGTCATAACCGCCAAGTCCATAAACTATTTCTCTCATTATACAATCCTTGCTGTCATACGGAATCCAATACCACTATCGGTCAATGTGCCAGCCGTTGCAAATCCACCGCTGCTTACGTTTACTGATTGAGAGAATGAGTTGATTGCGTTACCGCCAGCCACAACTCTTTGAAATAAATTGAGTGGGACTGCGATACTGTTTTGAAGTCCATAATAAGAATTAGTTGTTGCTGCTACCTGAGTGTTGAAAGCCGTCCAATACCAACCAGCGGTAAGCGCCTGAGAAATTGTCACGGTATAAGCGGTTGAAGCAGCGGTAACTGAAACTGTTCCACCATCAACTAAAACGGTTGAAGGCACCCCACCATTGTCATTGTAAATACCTAAACGAACTGTCGCTGGACCACCTGCCCAAGTATTGACTGTGATAATTTGTAATCTATCAACCGTAACCGAGTTAGGGAAATACATAGGCATGTAATAAGTCGTATTGACCGTTGCGGATTGAGGAGAAGAATAGTTTCCATTTACATAATAAGCACCTGAACGATACGGCAAGAATTGAAACTTGGCTGCGCCTGTGTCGTAGGCAGTTTTGACCGAGTTAGGCGTTGCAGCAGTTGTGGTTGAAGTTGATGAAGTTGAGTCAGTCAGTTGAACTACTCCAGTGGTAGAAGTAGTTGCGGTTGAGACTGAAAGATTGGCAGCTGAAGAAGTGCCAGCATTGGTAAGCGGAGCATTGACTGTTATTACGCCTGATGAACCAGTTGCTCCTGTTGAGCCAGTTAATCCCGTAGATCCTGTTGGTCCAGTTGGGCCAGTGTCTCCTGTAGAGCCTGTTGAGCCAGTCGCGCCTGTACTTCCCGTCGCTCCAGTAGCGCCCGCTGTTCCAGTCGCTCCCGTACTACCTGTAGCACCTGTAGGTCCTGTTGGACCTGTATTTCCCGTTGGTCCTGTATCACCTGTTGAACCTGTCGAGCCTGTTGCTCCCGCTGTACCTGTAGCTCCTGTCGCACCCGTTGTACCAGTAGGACCAGTTGGCCCAATGTTTCCCGTTGCACCAGTTATCCCTGTTGATCCAGTGGATCCAGTAACCCCTGTGCTGCCTGTAGAGCCTGTAGGTCCAGTAGGACCTGTGGATCCAGTTGACCCTGTAGCGCCTGTGCCGCCTGTAGATCCTGTTGCGCCAGTCGAGCCAGTAGCTCCTGTTGAGCCTGTATTGCCTGTTGATCCTGTTGCACCTGTAACACCTGTACTTCCTGTAAGGCCTGTAGAACCAGTTGAACCTGTCGCTCCTGTAGAGCCAGTGGCTCCTGTATTTCCAGTGCTTCCTGTGGCTCCTGTGGCACCTGTAGCGCCCGTAGGACCTGCGACTGTAGAGTTAGCACCAGTTGAACCAGTGGCACCTGTAGGCCCTGTAGAGCCTGTAGGACCTGTAGGTCCAGTTACTGTTGAAGCAGCACCTGTAGAACCAGTTGGACCTGTTGATCCAGTACTGCCAGTAGGGCCAGTAGGCCCAACAACTGTTGAAGCGGCGCCTGTACTACCAGTGGCACCCGTAGCACCCGTAGGGCCTGTTAAACCAATAGATCCTGTAGCGCCTGTGGAACCTGTAGATCCAGTAGGACCTTGAGCGCCTTGCGCTCCAGTTGAACCTTGTGGACCTGTTGCTCCTTGATAGCCAACTCCGCCCTGTGGGCCGATGACTCCCATTTCAAGAACAAGGTACTGCTCAGAGCTGACGTTATAAACGTTAGTTGTGATGGGGATTTCAACTGTGGCAATACTATCAGGAGTAATTGCCATTATTGAGTCACCGAATTAGAAACTACAAAGGCTCCTTGCAAAATCTTTGTGACTGTACTATCTGGGGCTGTAATGTTTAAGTCATACATGTAGGTACCAGCGGCTAGGGCTGCTGTCTCTGTGGCGGTCAAGGTAAGGGTAATCCGACCTGCGCTAGGTGTAATGACAATGCGCCCATTGGCTGTGGAAAGTTCAACAATGACCGAAGTATCTGCTGCGGCGCGAACTTGCATAAGGGCTGTGTAGCTTTGTAGCAGCACCACGTTGCCACCAATTTTCCATACTGGAGCAAGGGTAAAGGTTGTACCTTTATAGACATTGATGTTGTATCTACCTGGATTTAGCGACACCGATGCTCCTAAGAAATAGTGATGTAAGGGCCGTAGCCTGCGTTGTACAAAATTTGGTATTCAACTTCGGACAAGTAATACTCATGTCCACCCAAGTAGCAATAGTCTGCCGTCTGGGTATCCTGTACTGCTGGTGTGCGCTGGCGCACTACCGTTGTTCCAAAAACTAGGAGAGAATCTCCACGATCAATCTTGTAGCGCCAAAACAAGCGACCAAAGCCAGCAGGGCCTTCTTTGACTGTTGGTGGTTTAAGCAAGTATGGCATTTGCTACCTTTCATTTTAAGGGTGCCACCCCCCGCCCGAAGGCGGGGAGTGGCTGCTACTTAATTACTTAAGAAGCGTTGATTGAGCTTGAAGACTCAATACGAACCAAAGCAGCTGAACGGTAACGAGCAAAGCCCAATACACCGTACCAACCGATTGGACGGAAACGCATCAACTTGTCAACAATTGGTCCGAAGATAACGTGTGGCTCTTCGGCAACTGCTTCTGCAAGTGCTTGCTTTCCAGCAACGAGTGTACGGAATACACGAACGCCGCCAGTTGAATAAACGTAATCTGAGTTGCCCCATGTACCAGTGGTACCTGTTGCGCCAGAACCGTCAGTTGTGTTGAATAGACGTGGTGACTCTACGAACATTGCACCTTCGTAAGTACCGATTGTGCCAGGCCAGAATTCTGACGCGCCAGTCTCGGAGTACTTATGATCGTCACGCCATCCACCAGCACCAGTCTCAGCACGAAGATCGTGTGAAACTTCTGGGTGGATACCGCACCAGTAGTATTCTCCCTGACGTGGGACAACCTTACCTGCGCGGAGCTTAGCAACAGCCAAACGGATGTCGCGTGATTTGATAACAGAACCAGAACCGATAGAGGTTTGTGTAGTTCCGTTGGTGTATGTACCAGCGTATGTGCTGATTGCTGAGCCAGTAGCGCCTGTTTCTGCAACTACGTTTGAACCGAAGTTCAATTGACGTAGTGCAACAGTGTCAAGGCTGTCTGCCATGTTGAAGGCGATGATGTCAGCAATTGCTGGATCAACGTCTGAGAGTGAGAAAAGTTCCAACTTGCGAGTTGCAAGTGAAGCATTTCCATACTCATTCAGAGTGACAGTAATAGGTGTTGTGTTGCCGATAGCAACAGCATCTGGATCTGTCGTCTCTGAAAGTGGAGCTGTAACGGCTGTCATGTCGTTGTAAATCTGGAATACAACGGATGAGCCAGGCATTGCTTGCTGTACTGGACGCTTGTCCGCAACATCGCGGATAAGTGGAACAGCACGGAGAGCAAATTCTACATAACGATCATACGCTGTCTGAACTAGGGAAGTACCTAGTGACGAGCCAGAGGTATCTGTATATGCCATTTGTTCACCTTCTTTCTATGAGGGTGTAGTGTGCGAATGGGTTACCGACGCGGCCTTCCATTGGAAGGCTCACCAAAGATCAACACATCAAGTTCTGCTTTAGATTTGACACCAGCTAATTTTGAGGCTGTGTCTTGATCGCGTGATGGTGTATTCGCATTGTGGGTAACTGCGTTAATACGCTGTACCGCCATTGCATTTTCTGTTGGTGTGTCGTCGGGTTGAGTAGCATCTGCTGAGTTTGAGAAACCGAATACATCGGCATTTTCTGCTAACCAAGCATCTACTTGCTCAGGCGTACTTACGTCGCCAGGAATAAACTTGGCGACCTTATCAGGTACGCCTTTCGATGCCAATACTTCTTTGACTGAACGAGCGCGAAGATCCTGTTGGATACTTGCTAGCTGTTCCGTTAGTTCCTTCTTTTCCTTCTCTGCACGGCGTAAAGCCTTGCGGAGATTGGCTGGACCTTTATCATCAGTTTGTGACTGATCTTCAATGTCCATGTCGTCATCGTCATCTTCATATTGGTTTGCCATGTGGCACTCCCTTTTCTAGTTGAGACGCAGACCGCAACACTTCCCAGGGGAAGGAGTGGTGGCTTCTGCTACTGGTCTTCGGTTACACAACCCCTATGCCAGTGAGTAGGGGTAGGTCTATGTGGGCTAGAGAGAACCGCTTTGGTCCATTCCTAAGCTGCCCTTGCCTGCTCCTGCGGAGCCGCTAAATACGTTAACGCGTTGTTGGCGTTGACGTTCTAATTCTTGTTGTGCTGCGGCAGAACCTGCGCCACCAAACTGGGCGCTAAGTAATTCTTGTCCAGCAGCACCAGCATTTGCTGGTGCATAAGTTGCTGCTAATGCTTGTTGCTCAGGTTGAGACATTGCAATGTTTCTAAATCCTGCTTGTGCTTGAGCCTGCGTAACATCAGGACCGTATAATTCAGCAGTTGCTTGGTTCACACCAAGTCCCTGCTTAGCAGCAGCGGTAGCAAACTGAGTTGCTTCTACTTGCTTTTGGATCAAAGGCATAGCAGCATTTGGATCAAGCAAGTGAGCAATAGCATGACCCTGGTCAAGGCCATAAAGGTTCTGCATTTGTTGTGCATAGAAAGGATCAGAGTTGGCAATAACGTCCTTGGCTAAACTTACGCGACTCTGTAATTCGCTAGGAGATACATCGTTGCCAATGAAATTGGCAAAGCCAGCCTTTGTGTTATAAAAACCATTTGGCGTACCTGCGCTACGCAAGATTTCATTATAGGTAGATTCAAGGTTGAGGTATTGCGATGGGTTTAGAGGCGCTAAACCTTTAGCCATGCGGGCAGCGTTGCCAGAAAAGCGTTCACGATAAGCAACAGCTAATGGATCTTGGCTTTTTGGATCTTGAGCAATGAGGGAAATTGTATCTCCACTAAAACCTTGCTTAACAAGATTAGTAATTGCTGATGCAATTCCTTCACCAAGTCCGTATGAGTTGAACAAAGAAATAAGGTTCTGTGTGGCGTCAACTTGCTTAGCAATAGATTGATCTGTCACGCCTGTGTAGTCAGTTCCAAGCACTTGATTAACAGGTCCGCCTGGGGCTTCAAGAGCAGCGGCAGTTTTTGCTGCTTCTTCTGCCTTGGCCATATCTGCTTCGTTGGCTTTGCTTACTTCTTCATTGGCTGCAACAGCGGCATCTACCGCTTCTGCACTTTGTAAATTTGCGGCTTGCTCTGATTTGGCAGCAGCTATGTCAACATTTGACTTAGCCATGTTGGCCTTCATTGCGGCAGTAAGTTGCGCTTTAGTTAAAGGTTTTGCTGGTTCTGGCACCTCTGGTGCTGGGCCAACGCCACCAAGGTACTTGCCTAAGTCAGCTGGGTCAATAGTCGCCATTAGTACGCCAATCCGAAGTTACGAAGTACTTGCAGTCCTACATTGTCTAGGCTCTGACGAGCATTTTGGGTATAGCCCCAGCGTGGGTCATTGCGTAGTTGTTGCTCAAACTCGTAGAGCGATTTAGTTTGTGGCTTACCATCTGGGCCTACTGCGTTGAGAGCAGACTTAATTGTATCATTTGAAAGGTCAATACCTGTTGATGGGATTTCAAGGATGTTAGACATTGTTTGAATGTAAGGATCTGCCAATGTCTTTAGGTTAGTTCCAGCCTTGATCTTGTCAGAAAATTGCGGGTAAAGGCTAGCTGCGCTTTCACGCAGTAACCCGCTAACAGTGTTTTCATCTGTTTTGCCAGAAACAATGTCCATAGCATGCTGGCGAGCAGCATCATCTGAAAGTGGAATACCATTCTGGAAAGCAAGGTTTTTGAGGCTTGTGAAGTACTGCCCAGCAGGACCTTCTGGAATGTTTAACTTGTTTACCGCTGGTCCGCCAGATAGGTACTGTTGTTTGATGCGAGCATCAATGTAATCACCAAGATCGGTACCTTGGTTTGTTAAATACTTAGTATCTTTTAAGATGCCGTTTTCGTAAGTTTCTTTAATGGTAGATTTTGTCTGACCATCTGGGGAAAGATACTGGGCTTTAACCTCTGGAAGCATGGCAATTGACTCTTGTGGAGTTGCATTTCTGCCATAGTATTTTTGGTAATACTTGTTGATGTCATCTACTATGGCAGCATCGCTAGGCATAGTTCCAGACTCTTGAGTGCGAGTAAATGTGCCAGACTTAGGTGGCTTAGCAGTTGATGTGGCAGTGGTGTTTGCACCACCGCTGGGCAAATTAAGACTTTTTACAAGAGCATCCCAAGCAGCTGTCATTATTTATTCTCCTTTGGAGTCAAGTACTTATCATAAACAAGATCCTGTGAAAGCAATCTGTCATACATTTGCTTAAAGCCGTCATCTTGGCTTAGCTTATTTACCATTGCATCGTAAGCAACTTGCAAGTCTTGATTTGCTTTTGCATTAAGGGTTTTGGTTGAACGGCTTTGAAGTTCTTGCGCCAACACTTGCCTAAAGTTTAAGTAAAGCCTTACCGATTTCCAAGTAGGATCATCTTTATGATCTTCCATGAATTTCTTGTTATCAAGAACCTTGCCTAAACCAAGAATTACTTGGTTAGTTTTAGCGCCATTAGTATCTAAATAATCATCGTACCAAGCAGTTTGAATTTTTTGTCCAGTATTTTTATCAACAACTGGATTGCCTTGAGCATCTCTAGCATAAGCAAGTTTATCAATTACTGCTTGCTTAATAAGTTTTATGTCTTCTGCGCCTTTTTGACTGATTGAAGTAAGCCTTCTGGCTTTTAATTCTTCATCAATCGCATCGGCAAGGACGCCATAGGTAGCCCATCCTCTTGATGCTTCGTTCTTTTTGCGAGCCTCGATTGGACTTTGAGCTTGCTTAAATGTATCTGGGCTACTTGGAGAAACCTTATTGGTTGAAAGCCAATTGTAAGCAGCTGGAGAAAACTTACTGTCTTTTGGATCGTTGACAACGAAACCAACTAAAGCAGGAATTTCTTTGTAAATGTCACCAACAAGGTCTGAGTATTTACGAGCATTAATTACAGCACTTTCAGTGCTGTTAATGCTAGCAGGATTTTTTGAAAGACTTGTAGCAAAATCAAAGAAATCTGGATAGCCCGTTTGTGGGTCAAGGAACTTACGGTCTGCATCTAATCCGTATTGCTTTTGGAAAGCACGGTATTGATCCATGTAAAACCGATAAGGACTATCAAATTTAGGAGCAAATGGCAAGATTAAGTTTGCAGCAATACGCATCTTATAGAAAGCGCTGGTCATTTCAGCAATCTTCTTATCAGATACTGGTGGCTTTCCTTCTTGCTTTGCATTGTATTGTTCTGTATTCCAGATCAATTGGAAAGTCTGAGCATACTTCTTATCATCCATTCCAGATGACATAGTTTGCGCCCGTTTGTACCAAGCTGGCATGAATTGATCTAAAGATCCAAATGATGTGGATGACCCGTAGGGCAGCGCCCACTTAAAAGCATCTTGAATGTTTGGAATTTTACCTTCATAATGCTTGACAATCTCAGAAGCAGGAACTGCTACATAAGGTCCAATTGGAAAGAAATCGCCAAATACATTCTTGCTTCCTTTGTTAAAAGCAAGATCCATACCACCTTGAAATAACACATCCAAAGATTGCTTTGGAATGGCCATGTTATCAAGTGAGGCAAGTCCTTTGCCCAGTACGGGTATCTTTGATACTCCTTTAGGCAGCTGGATCCAAATGTTATCGTTGCCAGTAGTTTCGCCTTCTGGGACTGGGTTACCTTCTTGGTCTGTAACTAAACCAGCTTTGTTAGGCGCTTCCCATACTTGGTAGCCCTTGTTAATAATTGCTGGGTTGTTAACAGAAAACCTCATCCACGTCTTGTAGGCATTTTCTTGAGCCGAAAAGAATGGGCTGATGTACTTAAATGCCGCAGCAAGATTACTTTTGCGTTCAATATTAAAAAGGATTTCTTTCATTCCTCGTTGAGCAATCTTGTGAGACTCGGCCATAATTGCTTGTTGTTCTACTGGAGTTACAGCAGTTTGCTTTGCATCTGCAAGTATGTTCAAGCGGCGTTTAGCCTCATCACGATACAATTTAAGGTAAAGTGGGTGCCTAGCCCAAGCATCTTCTGGCATAGTGCCAAGAATCTTAAATAGTCCATTAATAATTTTACGACCTTGAATATGATCTAAATTATCAATGTTGTTGCGAAGCACATGACCATGAATAACTGGAAGATCAGCAGGATCGGTAAAAATCTTACGTAGATCGTTTGGTGTAATTTCGCCAAGTTTGTTACGTAGCCCAGATGTATCTGGAAGGTAATGGTCAAAGAATCCGTTGATCTTAGTTACATACTCAGCAGAGTCATCAGCGCTAAGTCCAAGGCGACTGCGTAGATCGCGGCCTTCTGGACTACTACGAAGCCATTTAGAAATGTCATCAACTGACTCGCCAGCAGCAAGTTTGCGAACTACCTTTGAGTTACTAAATTGACGGTTAAGTGTCTGCGCCCATTGCTCAAAATATTGTGGATCCTCTGGCTTTACAACACCAATGCCCTTGCTGGCAAGGTTCTTTGAATAAAGGTCAGTGTTAGTATCAACCATCCGCTGAAATGAAGCAGAAGATGAAGTCTTGTCACGGAACATCTGTCCAAGTTTGCCACCAAAACCATCGTCTAAGAAATAAGTTTTTCCATCTGATGTGGTAATAGGCAAAGCACCGCTACCAATGTAGCGCTTACTTGACTTCTCTGTACGGTTGGCAATCAGATCAGTGTAATGCTCAAAGATACCTTGCTTTTCAGCACGAAGAGTCTGCTCTGTCCCAAGTTTTCCAATAGCGTCAGCATCACCAAGGCTAGCCTTAGCCTCAAGAGCAGCAATGTTTTTATCATGTTCGTTAATTTCTTTAAGAACGCCAACTCGCTTCTTTTCAATTTGCTTGAAATTCAACTTTTCGCCAGGAACAACTTTTAAGTCATCAACCATGTTGCCAGCAGTTTTGTATGTGTTATACATAAGGTTCTTCATGCCTTCACCAAGATTGCCAAGGCTGGCCATTGCGCCTACAGATGCGGCAATACGGAGTTGAGAATCAAGTCCATTACGAAGAGTGTAACCAAGGCGAAGTAAAGCTCCAGCCTTAAAAGCATCTTGCAGGAAATCTGCATAATGAAGAACTGTATCTTTGCCTTGGCCTGCAACTTTACTTGCCTTGCCCACCATATTCAATGCTTCCGCATTGCGCTTGAGTAATTTATCCATTAACTCAAAATCCATAAGTGGAAGAAAATCAGCAGATTGAGACTCAAGTTGTTGAACTTTAAGAATCTTTTTATCTGAATCAATCATAAAGCCTTGATCTTTAATTGACTTTAAGGCCGAAGCACGGGCGTATTTGTAACCGTTGTAAATTTCTTCTGCTAAATCTGTATCAATGCCGTGTTTATCGGCAATGCGCTTAAACAAAGTATTTTCAAGAGTAAGGGCTGCTTGACCGCGAGCCTCTGGAGTGGCGGCGCCAATGTATTTATTAAGCAAATCGTTTGCTTCGTTTTGGTCAATAGCACCAATTTTAGTAAGGCCAGGAGTTACACGATTAAGTTCTGCAACAACTTCTTTGTATGAATCTGGATCATTAAAATCAACTAAACCTGCTGGTCGCTCACCTGCTGCCCAAGAAATCTTTTGGTACATTTTGTGAAAAGGTGTTGGCTGATAAACTTCAACTTTTGAATTGCCAACTGTCTTGTCGTAGAATTTCAAAGCACGTGATTTAGCAACAAAGTCTTCTGCTGATTGAAGCGCAGTGCCAGTGGTACGAGTAAGGCTGCCGCCACCTTGACCAACCTGCATGAGTTTGGCAAGATACTTGTCATTTTTGACAAGAGCATCATAGTTATCTTTTGCTTCTTTAAGGGCATCTTTATCAAAACTCATAAAGGGAAGCATGCCGCTTCCATCTGGTACAGCAAATAACTTGTAGTTATCAACAGCGTCAAGATTGCTCTTAGCAAGATCAAGTGCTTGAGTTAAATCTGCTCGCTTGACTGCAAGATCAGCCATTGCTTGTGGATCGCCAAGTGCAGAGCGAAGAATCTCTGCTGTAGTATTGACATCTGTTGACTCACCAAGCATGTGCGCTAAAAGGCCAGGGTTGCTAGATGATTTAATCATTGGATGGTTAAGAGCATACAATGAATCGTTCTTTGTAAAATCTTCTAAAGGTTTAGTAAAGCGGTTTTTAACTCCAGCAACTTGAGCCTTTGTAATGTCTTCTGCGGCTTGAGCAGCGTCATCAGCTGTGCGGATCGCACCAACACCGAGAGTGCTTGCTTTTGCTGCTTTGATTGCACGACCAGCACCAAGGGAAACGTCTAATCCTAGTTGGCCATAAGTATCAATTGCTCCGCTGGTTGCTTTTCCCCAAGCGCTATTCTTGAAAGCCTCTTCGCGTTGCTTAGGATCATAAATGTTAAAATTATTTTTAAGCGCTAAAGCATGAGAATAATCCCATGCTTGCCCAAGTGAAATGCTTTGTGCGCCTTGATAGGCTTTTTTCCATTCAGCAGGATTAAAGTAATTAAGAATGTTTCCAGACTGAGCAACATCACCTTGAACAAGGTTAACTGTTGCGGCAGGCTCACGCAAAAGTTCTTGGTTAACAGTATTAAGACCTTGAAGTGCTGGGGCAACTCCAGGAACTTGCATGATTGCTTTGCCAGCAGATACTAAAGGCTTAGCAATTGCTTTCTGGTTTTCGGCAGCAGCATTTTTGAAAGTGTTGACAAAGCCGTTGTATTCTTCGGCATCGTTAAATGGGGCTGTGGAAACATCCCATGCAAATTTGGCAGCGCCTAATCCAGCGCCAGCTACTTCTCCTACAAACTTGCCAGCGTTAGTCGCAACCTCACCAATTCTGTTCCATAAACTCACAGGCTATTCCTTAACTGGCGAATGACCTGCCGTGTCTCTGGAGATGTATTAGGACGACTTGCGATGAATGAAAGCACTGGCATGTACATAGCAATAGATGCTTTGAAAGCATCGTTTGCTGCAACATCTTGTGCGCCAAGGCCGAGTGACTCCATACCAGGACCTGCTCCGAAATCGGCGCCAGAACTGATTGGTTCATCTGGGCGTTGCGTAGGTGCGTTCATAGGAACTACCTGTGCTTGCTGTGCGGCTTGTGCTACTTGACCTGCTGGCATACCTTTAACATCAGGTGTTGCTGCCATAGGTGCGCCCTGCTGTATGTTCATCATGTCTGTGCCGTCGCCGTAATCGCCACCAGCCATGTATCGTGCTGCTTGCTTTGATGCTGGTCCGCCATCGGTTCGTTGCGACATTGCGCCAGGGCCTGATGACATTGCTGGTTTAGATGGAACTTGATATCCGCCTTTGCCTGCCATGTTTTACTCGCCCTCTATAATAGTCTCAATGGTTCGGGTTACATCATCGTGGAAAGCCTTTTGGGAATCCACGACATCTGCTTTGTTAATAAACATGTGCATTATCGCGTCCATAAATAATGCAAATGCTGTAAAGATATCTACAAATAATTTTGCTGAAACGGCAAGGACATCCCACGGCGTTAAGAGCAGTGGGAAGTCCTCGTCGTCATGGTCGTGCAATGTTACTTCGCGCCCTTGTTGGTACCCTTGGTACCTGCTGGTTGCTTTGTAAAATTCATAGCTGTTGCTCCTGGCATTGCAGCACCGATTTTCTTTTGGATCTTTGCTGGTTGCACTGGTGCGCTACCATGTCCGCCTTGATTGGCAGGCTTTGGAGCGGAAATGCTCATCTTTGATGCTTTCATTTATTTCTCCTATAGGGATTAGTTTTAGACAACCAAAACGCGTTTAGATTGGTTGCCTTCTGAGTACACCAGCAGACATCTGCGCTGCACCAGAAGATGAAAGACCTGCAAGTAATGTTTGCAGGGCTGGGCGTCCACCAGGAGCCATGCCTTCTTGACCTGGTGCAACACCTGACATACGACCAGATGCTTGCATACCTTCTGGAAGTTGACCTGGCTGACCAGGAGTAGGTTCCCCAGAGGGCGCCTGTCCTGGGGCTTGTGCCTCACCAGCGGTCTGAGCCTGCTCTGGGGAAACTTGAGGTTCCTGCGGAGCAAAGGCTTCCGCAATGACGTCTTCAATTGGACGTCCCGCTTGGCGGCCGTTAATGACCATAGCCATAGAACTAAGAATCTTAGATGGGTCTTGACCTTGTGCCACCATAGCAGGAAGTGCTTGAGCATAACCTGAAATTGCTTGAATTAACGCATCGCGTAATTCTTCAACTTCAACTCGCTCTTCTTCCATAGTGACGTTCATTTCCCACGGCATCTGACGACGTAGGAAGTCACGGCTAATTAATTTATCGCCACGTGCTTGAAGTCCAAAGACTAATGCACGGTTAGGATCAAGTCCTGCCATAAGGCCGTAGGTAACATCGCAGTAGTAATCTCCCGCAATGTCTTTAGAAGGTGTGTAGTTAATTTCGTAAGGAGCGCCAGCGTTGATGCCGCGTACTTCTTTAGCAACATCTGGCCAGATGGTTTCATCCATCTTGAAGCAAAGGAACATAACCTTGCGGAAGCACTCTGCAAATACTGCTTGTGCTGTCTTGACCTGAGTGTCAAAGCCACCCATGAGTGCCTGTACACCCTTGCCAGTAATGATAGAACCTGACTGTTGGCCAAGGCGACCTTCTGGGTAACGTGCGCCAGTACGCATTTCTTGGTCAAGCAAAGCGTTCTCTTGGAAGATACCGTTAGGAATGTTTAGATCAACACGGCGGATCTTCTCTGGAGAGGCTGAACGGATAGTGGCATCTGGACCGATTTCAAGAACGTTAACATCGGCTGGTAGCGCGAAGGGCGCTTGGACGGATTTCTGAGCGGCTTCCAGTGCCAAACTTGCAAAGCGGGAACGAGCAACCTGTACCCACATGATGTCATCAAACTGACCGCGTTGATGCTCGTCAGAGTCAATGCCAGGACGTACTGCGATAACAACTGGGATTTCACCCATTTGGTTAATCGCTTTTGATAGAACAAAGTTATTGCGCTCTGGTAAGAATAGAACTAGCTGTTCTTTATCTTGGTAGCGATACATCTCAAGGATGCGTTGTGAGTTGCGGTTCTCGTACTGCCCACGAATAACAGTCTCATGCTCAGGGAAGTCGTTGATAAGTTCACGTACAGTTTTGGTGTAGCGCTTGCTGTATGAGATTAACTTGCCGAAGCGATCAAATTCTGGGTAGGCGCCAATAGGAGAATCAATACGAATAGCAGGACGCTTGTTCTCATGGTCTTCCTCAATGATGATAGGTAGCATGCCAAAGGTCAGGTAACGATCTGCACCTGAGTACATCATGGTCTGCAAGTTGGCAGTGTCGCGGTAACCAGCAGCAATCATGGTGCGGATGTCTGCCTTCTTACGTGCGCGATCAGATACTGAGTCTGTGGTCATGCAGGAGAAGGTGGGCAGTGGAGCGATAACTTCTGCAACGTCGCGAGCTGCGATGTCAATGAAGTTAGCAATCATTGGCTTTGGATAATCCTCAGAGAACATGCCTGGGAAGACAGTATCAATCTTGCCTTGACGGATCGCTAATAGGTCGTCGTAGCGGGAATCACGTGTGTGATAATGGCCGCGTAGTTTCCGCAACTTATCACTAATGACATCAATGTCTAGCACTATAGGTATCCCCCGTTAGATGCGATCTTCTCTTGGATTTTCTGATATTCTTCTAGGTTCACGACTCTGCGCTTAGCAATCTCATTGCGAGTAGCAAATGGGTTTTTAACCCATGAGTTACCATAAGCACCATTTTGGTTGATGTAATCGCGCATCTGGGTTTCTGCGAACCATAAGGCCATTGGGCCGTCCTGCTTATTCTTGGTGCCTGGTGACCAAGTAATCAACTGCTCAATCAGAGCCTTGATGTTTTCATTATCTGTGCGTGGCAAGTCAATGAGGTTATTACCCATGTGCTTGCCGAGCTTGTCAACAGTTCCAAAGAGCGGAGCCATCGAAGCCACACCAAATTCAGCATCCATCTTGTTGGCACCTGTGTAGTGCTGGACAAGTCTAATGCCGCGTGATGCTAAGAACTTATTGATTTCTTCATCCATTGTAAGGAACAACTGGAAAGCGTTCTTCTCAATGACCCATACTTTTGGGTTGTACTTCTCGGTCCAACTAAAGATTAGTTCACGGATGCGCTGTGGTGTAGGCGCAGGCATCCTTGATGCTTCTAGTATGTAACGCTTTTGGGTTGCTCTGTCTCCTGTATAGACGATGGAGAATGTATCTCCCGACATGGCTGGATCCATCGAGCAGATCGTGTATGAACCGTTGAGGGATGTAGGATGTCCAGGTGCGCCGATAACAAGGTTGCCAGATGCTCGCATACCACTGACACTGCCTCGTACACATTCTGGGCTAAAGACCGCTTCACTGTCCACATCCTGTTGCTGATAAACCATTGCCCAAGTCTTTGGGTCAAGTAATCCTCGCCTTTGGCGTAAGTTCTTTCCATCCCATCGTGGGTATAGCCCGTCTGCGTCGGGGCCTGCCTCATCGCCCAACCACGGTCTATCAGATTTAGGCCAAAGGGTTTCCCACTCTTCAACCTTGTCCTTAAACTCAAGGACGGCTGGCATAGCCAGATAGGTCCAAGGGGACTTGCCTTCGGGGTATCTATCAGGATTGCGGACTTCGCGGTATAGATCCATAGGATCTACGCGAGTACCTACAATAAGAATCTTTCCTGTCGGACCAACGCGAGTTAAGACTTCTTGTTGAATCCAGCGAATTTGCTTTTCAAATTCGCCTGCGTTGGCTAGCGTCACACAGTCATCGAGTACGATCAAATCTGCACGTGCGCCGTAGATTTGACCGCCGATACCTAGAGCCTGGAGAGTCGGATCTTTCTCACCTGAGTCGCGCTCTAGGTAAATTGAGTCTGCGGTCCACTTGTCGGCACTAGCCTTGAAACCGTCAGCTGGCGCATAGCGCCGCTGCAACTCAGCATAGGTAGGGGAAGTCAGACGCTGCTTGATGGCATAGAGAAACTCTTTGGCCATGTTCTGCGTCTTGGAGACAATCTTGATACGTACGTTAGGATCTGTCACGATCCGATAGGTCAAATAGTCAATACTGACCGTCATGGACTTGGCATGCTCTGGTGGCATGTTGCACAGGACATACTGGGGGAAGCCCTCTTCGTATGTCATGGAAGGGTGAAGCCAGGCTGGCTGGCCTTCTTCTAATAAACTGATGATGTTGCGCTGGTGAGGGAAAGTCTTGGAGTTGAGAAACTTGGAACGGAAGTCTTCAAATGAGATGTCTTTGTCTTCTGTGCTAACAACACCCTTGCGCCGTTGCACGGCGCGGGCTAAGTCAATTGCTTCCCTGAACTGTGGATCGCTGGCACGGTAGTACTCATATGACTTGATAGTTTTCTTGCTGGCGCGAGTAGCGTCAGCAATTGAGTAGCCGTCTTCTACCAACTTGAGGATAAGTTCTTTTGCCTCTGGCGCCGAAAGCTCTGCTGTAGGCGCAAGCATATGGTTCTTTGGGATACTGGCCATATGGCAGAAATATCCTTCCCAAAAAATATTTAGACTACACCCAGTTTACGTACCCCTTTAGGGGTACGCTTAGTGGGTAAGGATAAGGGGCATTTCCAATGCCCTACAGTTAACTAGGGGGCGCCGCAAGCGCCCCACCGTAACGGTAACTCGCAGGCCATAGGGCCTGCTCGGTATCTGGGGACTTCTAATGCGCCGTGAAGTCCCCCTATATATACTAAGGCGGGATATCGTGTGTTTATCCCACCTTTTTCAAAAATAGTTGTGTGAGTTGTATCACATGTTCTATAGTCAGTATTTTATACTGGTTATAGCCTATGTTTAGAAAAAATATCTGAGTTGATAGTAGGGTAGGGTAGCACGCGAAATTAAACACCCATGGGTCGTTGTGTCTAACTCTCACCTATCGCTGGAGATTCATAGACGTACGGCCTACCCCTATAACGTAGGGGATACGTTGCAATTTAGCCAGCTCGTAACTCTCTCCTATTAGCGGCTATTGCTATCTAACTAGGCCGTTAATCGCTGGAATAAGGGAGAGTGAGAGCTAATCAGTACGTGTTAGGCGTTGCTGGTGACTCTACTTAGGCCGTGTCTGGAGCCATGAATAATCGGCCTAGCGCTTAGTTAGAGCCACACTAGAGCCACCTATCGCCATGCCTAAAGCCTAAAGAGCTACCGATTAGATCTGGCAATTAGGCCATGAATAAGGCTAATAAATAGTTAGCGACACGCCGCACGTGCCTATTGACATGCGCTTAATAGCTCACTACTTTAATCCTATTGCTAGTAAATAGCTGGCAATAGATGGGACATAAGATTATGGCACGATCTAAAGAGGATAAAGCGCAATTTATAGCCGATCTAAGCGCGGCCGCGGCCGCGTTGCACGATAGTGGCGTGGAGATACCTAACACGCTACTTAGCCACTATTCACCTAATAATTGCCTATGGATTCTAGTGCAACGGCCTAACGCCACTAATTGCGCGGGATTCCATGCGTGG